GAAGCGAAGTTTTTCGCATTGTTTCTGACAGTATCGAGGAATCGTCCCTCATCGGATCCATTGATGACATAATAGTCAACTCCAAGTTGATTACAAAGTGCTTTAGCTACTGTGGTCTTACCAATACCAGGAGGTCCCGCAAGTAGCATGTTGGGAATCTCACCTCTATTTAGAAAATCCTGAAACATTTTTTTAGTTGCTTCAGGGAGAATACATTCTTCAATAGTTTGTGGCCGATATTTTTCGACCCAAATAAAATCATTATTCATTCAGATGCTCTCCATTCCTTTCTCATTGTAACATATTTTGGGTCATATGCAGCCATATCTCTTACTTCTTTGAAGATTCTTGCAGCCTTCGCCTTGACATTAGAAAGTGCATCTGCCTGTTGGGGTCTAATTGAACCGTCTTCAGCGTATTTCCTTCCACTAGAATGATTTGCATACCGGCGGGCGCGTGTAAAACCCATCTCAAGGAATTTCCTTGACATGTCCATTCCAATGAAGTCTCCAGAGTCTCTATATGCACAGAACATGGAGTATATCTTATTAGAAGATTTGCGAGCTGCAGTCTCATTTACGAATCTCCAATGAGCGCATATATCGTTAGTGTAAGGCCTAACAAGAAGCACTCCCTGCTCCCCTCTGCCAATGCGATACTTTCTTCTGGTGTCGGGTTCTGTAAAATCCAGAGTTTTGTAATCAAGTCCATAATCAAATTCTTTCATTACACTCAAATAAAATCACTCATAATCAATCATAAAATCGGTTACTTTAATCCTTTTGAGCATATTATACTCACTTACAAACCAATTGACAATAATATCAAAACTATTTTTTGACACGGAAGGTATATTCTTAATACCATATGGTCTTTGCTCTAAAATTCCCAATTCAGATATGCAGTTGTGTATATCATAGCAATAAATTTTTTTGCTTGATACATACTCATCATTTAAGTATTTTTTTATATACTTAACAGGATTTTTTTCATCAATAACTTCTGGAATCCAATTTGTATTCCAAGAAGAGCAAATAAAATCACTCATAATCAAATCCCACCAAGTTTCATACTCTTCATTTCAAATTCTTTATATTCACCATCCTCATCAACTTTATCTTCACATCTCATATAAAAGATAATGTTAGTATCACTCGAAAGTTGTTCTTCAATTCCTTCCATAGTTGTATACTTTCCAGTTCTCAGTTTTTCTGGGAGTGAATTAATTGCATCTTCAAGAGTTTTTATTTGTTCTTGTGTTAGTTCACTCATAATCAAATCCAATCAGGTTTACGATGGGGCAACCGAAGATAATTATCGCATACCCAAGGTTTAGATGCAATATACATCTTATAAGCATCAAAGGTTGAGATACTTGTATCAAGTTTAAATTCGTCAGGCATAGCCCGTGCGAATGATGTGTGAGTATCCAGTTTTGCTTTTGGAAAGATTTTATCTGCTTCCACAAGAGTTAGAAAGCAGGTATGCACTTTACCGTATCGTGCCGCATATTCTTCACACAGAGCAAAACCGTGTTGTAGTAACCAACGGGCATTTGCCACAGTCTCATTTGCCCAGATGGTGCAGGGATGATTGCGAAAGGCACCCTTCTCCGTAGCATAGGGTGTGCCGTCTGCCTTGGGAAGAGTGCCGTATCCGTGCCCCCATTTCTCTGATGCCACGATGGAGAGCATCTGGCAGGTCTCTAAGGGCATCTTGACGATGTGCTTGTCTGGGAGCACTAGTGCCGATTCGTAAGGACTTTCGTGTGTAACGAAAATATTCATGATAAAAGTTTGCTAAAACTGATTGCTAAAAGGAATCCTAGCATAACCACAATGTCCCATGACTTTGTTTTAACAAAATATGGGATTGAAATACTATCGGCAATAACATTCATTACGACACCGATAGTCAAATTAACATGCAAAACAACAAAGTAGGCAGAAATAACTGTGATACTGCCTACAACTCTCATTGCCGTAAGTGTTTTCATCCAAATGTAGAATCAGGTTCCAGAGCAATATAATACTTCAAATTATGTTGAGTATTGGTAAACTGCGACAAAAGTTTAGAAGATACTACAACATCATAAGCACCAGGGATAATCTTGATGTTTTCTACTTTGAAGTTGAAAGTAAACTCTTGATCAGTTTCTCCAACCACAATCGCATATTCATTAGAAGTATCGTTCTTCTTATCACGAACAACCAATTTAATCACACCTGCCTCACCAATTGCAGAGAGGTCGGGAAGTTGATAAACTGCTGCTGCTTTTATTAGTTTCTCAAGAGTTACACTATCCATCTGGAAACATACATCCTGTGTAGGAAGTTGAATCTCTTTCTCGGGAGGTGCGATAATGACGTTAGGATCGGCAAAGAAATACTTCACACGACGCTTGCCTTCCTTAATACTCAAGTAAGATTCTTCATTAAAATCAAGATCAGGATCTTGGTGCAGACTCAAACCATTCAAAAACTGGTTCAGATCATAGATGGCAAAATCACGAGGAAACTCTTCTTTGATTTCTGCTTCGGCAAGAATGTTCTTTGCCACAGAAATGGTGCGGAGTTTATTACCCTCCTTCACAAGAATCGAGTTGTTGATTCCAGCAAAGTTCTTGAGGATAGCGAGGGCATTATCAGACAGTTTCATTGTACGTTCTTTGAGTTTCATTGGTTGTAGGTTTCACGTTGTGCATTCTTGTCGTTGAAATGCATTAGAAGAACAGCATAGTGCAAAATCTTCATAATGTCACGTCGGGCAGTACCTTTCTTATCATAACGAGAGGCATACTTGAGGATATTGCTACGGCAAAATGCTTCACCGTCACCACATGCCTCAATCAGATCAAGTGTCTGAATTTTATCATCACCAGAAGAGTAGTGCTGATTGTAAGTTCCCCGAACATACTCAAGGAGTTCTTTCAAAATCTCCTCTTCATTATACTTCCAAGGTGTCATAGGATTAATTAAGTCAATAGAACCTGTAGAAATGTCTGTCATATTAATAGTAAAATCATTTTCATCCATTTTCAAAATTTCATCGTAAAGCATGGACCAAGAGTTAGTCATAACTTATTATATCAAGAGAACGTTTGAACGTCAACTGTATCTTCAGAGGGCATTTGGAAGTCTGCATCAACTTTGTCATAGAGTTCAAGGAATGCTTGTTTGGTTTCATCATCAAATCGGGCAGTACAGACATCGATTGCTTTTGATTTATTGTCAAAGATGCTGTAAGCACGAATAATATGCACTAATCGTCGGGTGCTGATGATTTCATCAATACCACCATCATAGAAGGTCTTACGAATAATATCTGCCCAATCAACCAAACGAGAGATGAAGTTGTCATCATCAACTCCAAGAGACTCTGCAATCTTCACCAGAATCTTTGCCTCGTTTGCAGGTGTTGGATACTGTTGCTCAAAGGTCACAGGGAAACGCTCAAGGAATGCCTCATTCAACACATTGGTGCCAATGAATCGTCCATCATCAGAACCTTTACCTTTGGTATTGGCAGTGGCAATAATATTGAAACCAGCAGCAGGTTTTACAAACTTGCCGATTTTTTTCAGGAATACACCCTTACCTTCAAGGATGGATTGAAGGCATAGAATTTTGTTGGAAGCAAGGTCAATTTCATCGAGTAGCAAGATTGCACCTCGTTGGAGTGCTTCTACGACAGGTCCATTATGCCAAACAGTTGCTCCATCGACAAGACGGAAACCACCAATCAGATCATCTTCATCAGTTTCGATGGTGATGTTTACACGAATAAGTTCTCGATCGAGTTGGGCACAAGCTTGCTCAACAGAGAACGTTTTACCATTACCCGAAAGACCCGTAATGAACGTAGGATAAAAAAGGTTGGACTGAATAATTTTTTTAATGTCACCAAAATTACCAAACTTGACGAAGGTATCATCTTTTTCTGGAATAAGGTTTTGTTCGATTGCAGGCAGTGCAGCAGGTGCCTGATAAGTACGTTCGATTTCTTCCACTTTCTGCTGAGTCACTTCAAGATTCCATTTACCACGACCAACTTTATATTGAGACAGTTTGTTGGTGACAGTTTGATAGTTGGAACCGTTCATCGCACACCAGGCACGAATATCACCAGTAGTCACAGACTCACCATAAAGTCCTTGAAGAGAGGTGCGGATATAGTCAGTGGAGAGAGGCATGATGTTGGTTGTTCGTTTCAACTGAAGTTATTATACAAGAAAAAAAGGGGTCTTGCGACCCCCAGTGGACAGTTCAAGAATCGGACAACAGATACTCTTCCAACTCCCGAACCATTCTTTTTCTGGAATGTCTCATATCAAGTTCAATACCGACAGTTCTGCCATACTCTTCCAATTCCTTTTTACTCATATCATGAAGAGAAACATCACTTTCATATGGGAAAGTTTCGACTAATTCCTCTTCAATCACCTCATGATAATTTGTAGTGTCTTCCTCCACAATGGGTGATTCTGTAACTTCTATAGTTTCTTCTACTACTGGTGCAGGATCTGGTGCAGGTGCTGCCTTTTTTCCTCCCAATAAATCTCCAAATCTAGACATGTTTGATACCTATTTTATAAAAATATTTATCAGGCAACAAGACTTACAAATTCATTGAGAATCTTTTTATTCATTTTTTTGTTTTGAAGGCTTTTCATAAAAGACTTTTTAATCTGTGCCTTAGATGCATCATCATCAACCTCAAACTCAGACTCATTTGCAAGAGCATTTGCCGAAAGTCCAAAATATGTATGATATCCAGATTCTTTAAGTGCAAATGCTTTTTCTTTTCTCCAAATCTGATGAACCTTGTCGTATTGGGAAGAATTCCATCCAGTGTAACGACGAATAAACGAACCAGCATCACGAGATTCGAGAACACGAATACCAATGAAGTTAGTATCCACAAAATTATCTTTGAGATTCTCTAAAAGAACATCGGTCATGTCATACCAATTATCACCCAAACTATAAGTATTGCCAGTTTTACGGTCTCTCAAAAAACAATATGATCCAATGTGTGCCGTTCCAATAAATGGTTCAATTTCCCAATGACGTTGCACCTCACGATGATATTTGAGAGCACATCCTTCACCATCAGTCAATACAACACACTGAACCTTTTGAAGTTTATTTTCTTTTTTGAACTGAGGAATGATTTGATGAAGTGCAATCATCGTTTCATTCAATGGAGTTCCGGAAAGACCCATACCTACAGGAATTTTATACATTGCATAACGACTAAAGCTCCATGCAAGACGGAACAAATGACACATCTGTTGCTCCAGAGTTTTAGAGTTAGTCTTATGAGTCAGCATGTGCATCAAAGAGAACCACTCACCAACTTGCATTAGTCCATCTTTCTTTTGATATGAAAGTTCACGAGTAATACACTTACCATTTTCATTCACAGAAATGAGAGGATAGTCATTTGTAAATGCATAAACATCAAAAGGAATACCAACCTTTTTACAAAACCAAACCAGATTGCAAAGTTGCTTGACCGTATCTAACATCACCTTACCCATCGAACCAGACCAGTCAAGGATAAACACCAGACCATGATTCTTACCATCAGCAAGAGTGGTGACTTTCTTAAACAAATCTTCGTTATACTTGTAAGTGTGAAGTTTGGTGCAATCAAGAACACCCGTGCGAGCAGTAGTAGCACGAGCATAAGAATCTGCAGACTTACGACACTCAAACTCTTTGACAAGATAGTTGACTTCTTTCTGTGCAGACTTTTTAAACTTTACAAACTCAGGATCAACAAAATCAAAGACAGTTTCATCATAATAATCATCCCATAGTTCATGACAGGCATTATGAATTGTAGAGTTGGGAACAATAACTTTTTTCAGATCCAATTTAGGAATCTCAAGATAAACATTCTCAACACCATTCATATCAATCAAATCTTTGATAGATTCATTAAGAGAATCCATCGTGTTAACCTTAGGCTCTGGATTGATTTCACCACCACCCATGTTGTCAACTTGCTCGGTATCCTGCTCTGCTGTTCCTCCATAAGAATCATTCTTATCAGGTTGCTCCTGACCTTCCTCACCAGAATCATTTGGTTGTTGCTGTTGCTCACCAGAACCTTGACCTTGAGATTCCAGAGAATCCATATCGGTCTTGGTTTCAGTATTCATCTGGTCTTGGCAATACTTGTAAAGTGCTTGTGCCGCTACGAGCACATCATCAAAATCCTCACATCCATCAATCATACGGATGATTGGCATCTCAAGATAATCATCAAAAGGAATATCAACAAAGTTGCCAATCTTAAAATAGAGATTAGCACGGTCAGCAAGATTCATCTTGCTTACATCTTCACACTCAACACCAAAGAAATCCTTATCGGAAAGGTCACTATAACCACGATAGAAGGTCTTGGAGATACCCGCATAACGACGTTTCATCATCTTCTCAATGCGAGCATCCTCAACGACATTTACAAACTGTGGAGGAATCTTATATTCTTTCAACCAATCACGATCTGGAGTATACAGTGCATGACCCACCTCATGTGCCACCAACATATCATAGATTTCATTCGTGGCACCCTCCCACATCGGCAGAGTCAGAACACGAGTATGAACATTAAAGCAGGCAGTCTCCACCTTCTTGTGCTCAACCACAAGGTCTTCAGTGGCAAGAAGTTTGGCAAGTTGAGACTTGATTTCGTGATTGACTGCCATTGATCCGTTGCGTATGGACCTATTATACAAAAAAAGAGGGTGGTGAGACCCTCTTGTGTGCCAGTTTGGAAAGTTGTCTTCTTAGTTACGAAGTGCCTTACGACGTTTCTTCTCAATCTGCTTACGAGTAAGAACTTCTCCTTGACCACGATTAGCATCAGGATCGTAGTTGCTAGGAGGAGTATAGTTACTTCCGAAAGACTTAATATTAGATCTTACACGTTTTGTATGTTGCTTATTGCTCATACGACGTGAATCTTCATCAAGTATTTCTCCAACAATACTCTCTCTCCAATCTTCACTCATATTCACCATAATTGCTTCTGCTGCTTCTTCTGTTTCAGCATATCCTTCATCAAGAAGGTGTGAGAGGATGATGTCGTAGAGATCTACTTCTTCCTGACGAAGTGCTTTACGACGACGCTTCTCTGCTTGCTTAGCACTTACGGTAGCACCTTGACCTCTGTTTGCTTCTTGATCCCAGTTTCTAGGTGGAGTATATTCTATTTTGCTACCTTTAAATCTCCTAATGTTGTCTCTTATACGAGCATCGTTCTTACCAGTTTCATCAAGTTGCTGTTGATTTTCAACAACTTCCATATATGCTTCTTGAAGATTGCGAAGTTCTTTTGAATCCATCTTACAAAATACTTTTTAGTTATTTATAAAAAAAAACACTCCTTTCGGAGTGCTTTTTCTTAAAGGCTTTGAGTCGTGCCTTTGCTTGTCGCAGTGCTTGCGGTTTTAGCTTTCGTTTCTGTTCTTTCTTGGAATTGTGCTTCCAGTTTGGGACTTGCATTGTTCTTGGGTGTATCAAGACACCATAGTTGAAAAACCTTTTACTTTATCAAACTTTAGGACACTTTCAAATTTGTCATGCAGATCAGTCTTATGAGAAATGACAAAGATATTAGCATCTTTAATCACATACCGAATGATCTTAAGAAATTCTTCCGTTCCGAATCCGTCAAGTGATGAATCAAATACTTCATCCATAATCAGCAAGTTGGTGTTCACCGAATTCTTGAGTCGTGCAACTTCTCTCCAAGTAAAGAGGAGTGCAAGGTCAATTCTCATCTTTTCACCTTCACTAAAAGAAGAATATGAAAAATTTTCATGGATTGGTGATTCAACAGTTTCATTAAATTCTCCATCAAGTTTAAAGTTGATGTAGAAATCCATCATCTGAAGATAACGATTTACTTGTTGATTAATAAACGGGAGATATTTCTTAATGATCTTCGTTTTTACTCCATCGTCCTTGAGTAAGGAGTAGGCAAAATCGTAATGAACGATTTCTTGTTTTTTATCTGAGAGGTCTTCTATTGTCTTTTGGAGATTTTCTCTAAACTCTTCTAACTTCTCATGTTCAGTATTTCGGTTTTGTAACTGATTGGTAATAGTTTGAATTTCATTTTCAAGATCTCTGATTTGTCTCTGGTTGAGGCTAATCCGAGTATTGTTTTGAGAAATGCCATGCGTTAACTTTGTAATCTCCTGGGATAGTGCAATAAACTGACGCTCTCTTTCTTGTTCAGACTTAATTGTTTTCTCAAGTTCTGCATAACCATCTTTAAGTTCCTTTGCCTTATTTTGAGCATCACTAATTCTATTTACACGAAACTCTTCTTCAATAGTCTGTGTGCAGGTGGGGCATACCGTATTTTCGGTAAAAAACTTATGTTCTTTGGTAATTGTGCTTACCTTTTGAGAGAGTTTTCCCTTAAGATTGTTAAGCTTTACTAACTTATCTCCGGCATTCATAACCTCTTCTTGTTCTTTGGTAAACTTATGGATTTCTTCTTCTGTTCTGGCATTTTCTAACATATAAACACCAACTTCACCATCTAACTTGGCAATCTTTTCTTTATTGGTATTAATATTGGCATTACCACGATTCTCAAGTTCTTCAATGAACTCTTGTTGCATCTTCATCTTATCTTTGAGGGTATCTTTCTTCAAAGACAAAGACTTAACTTGATCCTTCTTCTCCCTCATCTTATCTTTCAACAATCCATTCATTGCCGAGAAGATACGAATATCCAACAAATCCTCAATCACCTCACGACGATTTGATGTCGTCAATTGCATAAAAGGTACAAAGGTACTGCTACCCAAAATTACAATCTGTGTGAAAGACTTATAATTTACCTTTAGAATATTTTCTTCCAAGATGCGTTGATTAGCACGATCATCTGCTTCCTTATGAAGAAGATTTCCATTCACTTCAATATCAAAAATATTTGGTTTAATTCCACGACGAACCAAATATTCTCTCCCATTCACATCAAACTCAATCTCCACAACACAATCTCTCTCGTTAGTTGTGTTGACTAGTTGAGGTTTATTAATCTTACGAAATGGCTTATTAAACAAAACAAAAGTAAGTGCATCTAACATCGTAGATTTACCAGCACCATTTGTCCCGACAATCAAATTTGTATGATGTTGTTGAAAATCAATTTCAGTAAACTGATTGCCAGATGAAAGAAAGTTTTTATATTTAATCTTCTTGAAGGTTATCATTCTTAGGAGGAATTACAATGTCATTAGGGGTGATCACGGCGTACTTGTAGTTGTAGTGTTTACAAGTTTTGATTGCTAGGGCATCGTCCACCTCTACGATGGCCATTATAGCATCTTCTTGGTCTTCCAGCATCATAGCATATCTTTCGGCATCATCCTCCTCTTCAAACAAAAACAAAACTTTATGTCCATACTTGTCTTGGACGGCGTATGCTCCGTCATCTCTGTTGTCTTTGAGTGTGAGGAGATACATTACTCTACTTCGCAAGCTTGTCTGTATAAATCCTGAAAAATACCTTTAATAATACTTTTATCAAACTCAAATTCAGATTCATCAATATATCGATTTAAAATTGAAATTGTATTTTCTTCTTCATCAACTTCAAATTCTTCAGATTCATGAATGTCAAAGTTTTCTACAATTTTAAGTTCCTGAACTCCAACGGAGTGAAGTTTATCAATAAACTTTTCAAAATCTTTCGGGTTTGATTTTTTACGAACAATAACTTTTACAATTTTACTCTCATATTCTGAAGCATTAAAAAGTTTGTAATTGGTATCCTCATAATAGATGTTATGAAATAATTTATAAGGATTATTAATTGGAGTCAGGGTGAGGGTTTCCGTATCAAATATATGAAATCCTCTAGTGTCGTTGACATCCGTCCAATACATCTCATAAGGATTTCCTAGGTATGAGATTCTTCCGTCAGACGATCGAGTGTGATAGTGTCCCGAGAAGACATGATCGAACTTCTCAAATAGTTTGCTCTCCAAACCATGCTCCATGATGATTTGTCGATTAACTCTAAATCCTTGGAGCTCCAGGTGCCCCATCGCACACCTGCAAGAAGTCTTTTTAATAGTGTCGAGAGATATTTTTTCATTTTCAGAATTAATCCAAGGTATAAAAAGAACTTTAAGTTTCCCCAATTTCACTTCGGTAGGTTCATAATATACAGAAATATTATTATAATCAGATAGAAGCAAACCTGGTGAATTAACTTCATTTGTGTTTTTGAAGTAAACGTCGTGATTACCGGTAATCATATGCACTTTGTAACTTTTGAGTCGGTCAAACACAACTCTCTTTGCCCACTGAAGACTTTGATAATCAATGGACTTGCGACTATCAAAAGCATCTCCCATATGAATGACTGCCTCAACACCATGCTCTTTCAGGGCAGGGAAGAAGACGTTCTGATAGAAGAGTTCAAAGTAGTCGTGGAGATACTTAGAACCCTTTCTAGCGCCATAGTGAGTGTCTGTGATGATTGCTACACGCATTTCAAATAAGTAATTGCTTTTGTAAATAAAGAAACATCGTCGTTTAGTAATCCTATTGCACGATTACATTTTCCACATAACAGTCCTCTAACCTCATTTGTTTGATGGTTGTGGTCTATATGCAGATTACCTTTCGTTCTTGTAGAACAAATGGCACAGACCCCATTTTGTCTTTCCATCATAGCATCATAGTCCTCTAAAGTCAATCCGTAAAGAGAAACCTGTTGCTTTCTATTCCTAAGTATCTTTTCTTCAGTCGTTAACGAGTGGTAGTAGATATTATTTTTGGAGTTTATTTTATCTTTGTTTTTTCTAGACCACTCGTTTCTTTTTCCGTTTTTTGACCTCTGCTTAGAGTTTTCTTTTGCACATTTGACACAAGGTTTATTACCAGATGAATATCTTTCTGTGTTTCCACACTTTTTACAAGGTTTTCCAATAAAGGTATTCATAGATTTCTATAATACTATAACTATTTATAAAATAATAGTATTCAACGATTTCTATATTGAATATTATCTTTAATAGTGTTGTAGTCCGAACTATGTCCAGAAAGCAAGCTGTCGTCAACCATCATAACCTCATCAAACCCGGTCTTCTCAATAATTTTAGTCTTGATATCCAGTTGCTTCTTTTCCTTCTGTATGCGTCTCAGAAAAGCATAGTGAATAATTTGAGTAAAATATGCAAAAGGATTCTTTGACTTTTCTGGGTCAAAGTTATGAATATATTGAACACAATTTTCAATGCCGTCAGAAATCATATCCTCACGGAACATGTAGTTAACAAAGTTGGGTTTGTATGAGAGATGTGTTGCGATTTTTAAGAAGCACTCACCAAGATAATTTGGAATCGGTGGTTTACCCTCCCACTGCTTTCCTCTTTCTTGTTTTGGTTGTTCGGTGAGATCTCTATTAAAAACCTTTTTATATGATACTTCCACCCGTGCACGGTAGTTAATCATTGCCTCCAACAACTCTTTATTATTAACATAATGTTCTGATTTCTTCTTGGGCATAATTCATTACTCTTAAGTATTATAAGTTGTTTTTATTATAACACATTTTTTAAAGGCTTGACAACATGATGAATTATGAGTAGACTACCTTTGTTAGGTTTGAAGATGAGGTTTTAGCTTTCTTTAGTATCTTCAAGTTTAAAAATATTTTCTAATGTTTTTCTTGCTTCTTCTACTGAAGAAATATACCCCATTTTTCTTGATGGTTTAATCTTACCAGAAGATTTTTCAATAGAAGGTTCTGAAGGACTGTATAAATCCAAATCACTATCATCTTCAAGATAACTATTGTAAATCTCAATCAATCTTTCTTCTTTAGTTTCTGTCATTGTCATAATTTTATCAGGTTTTATGATAAAGAAATCATCAGAAGACATTTCTATCCATGATTTAACTTTAATGTGCATTCCATGAGGACTATGAAGAACTTTCATAGTAATTGGATTTTGCAAAACAACTAAAGGATCACCATCGTTTTCATCGATAGAAATGAGAGATAATATCTCTTCACCAGATGTAAGTTTTAATATTGCGTAAAATTCATCTCCCATATTAGTTCTTAAGTGGTATGTTTACTATATCGTAGTTAAAGTTTTCTTCATTATAAACTTTAATTCTTTCTATTAAATGATTAAGGGTATAATTTCTCCTGGATTTGTAGGATATATCGTCAGCGATATCATATAAAGTTGCTTTTGTTTTGTTATTCCCTTTTCTGAGTACTCTGCCGATACTTTGCAGGTTACGTATTCTGGATTTAGAAGGAGAAGCAAAAATAACATTATGAAGATTTTTAATGTTAATTCCTGTACTAAATGTTCCGTATGAAGCAACAATGATTGCGTTGTTTTCTTTTTCCGTAATCTCTCTTACTTTTTCACGATCTTCAGTTGCCACTCCACCATGAACAAAGAATACATGACGATCTTCTACACTACGATTATTTATTAAATCGAATAATGGTTGCCCATGACCTTCGACTCTGGAAAATAAAATAAGAGTATTACCTTTAAGATCAAGAGCAAGATTTCTTATGAATTTATTTCGACGTTCATGGTTAATAATATATTGAACTTCATCCTCAAAAGTTTCAAATTTATGCGCTGGGTGCTTCAGTAGAAGCACATTAATATCTAATTGGGCAACATGACCTTTAGCCATGAGTTCTTTAGTTTTAATAATCTTATATGATGGGCCAAACAATCCTTCTAAAACCCATTTGTGTGTTTGTGTTCCATCCAATGTACCAGTAAAACCATAACGATACTTTGCATCAGCAAGTTTTGTCATTATAGATATTAAAGACTTTGATTTGAACTGGTGTGCTTCATCTCCAACGACCACATTAAATCTTGAAAAGTATTTGCGGGGTAGTTTGTAGATGGACTGCCAGGTGGTGATAATCACCTGAGAATCGGTCTCTCTTTCACGTCCCGCATAAATCTTGTGGCAAAATGAACCTACGTCCCAACCATAGTCTGCAAAGTCTTTATACATCTGTTCTACTAGGGAAGTCGTCGGAACGACTATCAGAATATTTCGTCCTTTCTCAACGTGATATCTCACAACAGAATATATCATCAGAGACTTTCCAGAGGCAGTTGGGGATATCAACAACCTTCTATTATGTTTTAGGGCGTCGTATACTCCCTCTACTTGATAGTCCCTTGGAGCATACTTAGATACAGATGTCATATAATCTTTGACACCTTCTTTTGAAATAAGCTCATTTACCTCAAAAGGTGTACCATAAAACTTATTATTTGTGAATTCATAAGTATACCCATGAGACTCACAAAAACTTGTAATTTTATCTAACAGACCAACATAAACCTCACCAGTCTGTGTATTAAATAAACGAATTTTTCCATCCCAATACTTACTACGGTATTGGGGCATAAATTTTGCACCTGGAACCTCAAACGTAAACTGGTCTGCCAGTTCATAATACACATGAGGTTCCGCTTTTACGTGAAGATATACCTCGTTCTTCTTAGAAATTATCAAATGAGACATAATCCATAGGATTCACCTATGGATATTTATCACCCTACAGGATCGGTTTCTTCTGGTGCTGCAGGATCTTCTGGTGGAACTGTAGAAATTACACCAACATGCACTTTATGATTAACTGCCAAGAGATGAGAATCTAAACGTGCTTCATCTTCTGTGGAATCTCCACTACGATTAATTTTTCTCGTAAAAGTAGCTCCTACACCGACAGGATAAGATACTGTAAATTCAGTATCTGTTACGCTATCAATTGTATAAGTCGTGATACCTGCTACGTAGATTGATGTATCTGTACTGATTGCCATAATTAAATTATTGTTGTGTAGTATTTATGCTAATCCATTTTGAATTTGTACTCAAGAACAACTCTATACAAGAAATCTCTCAAATAAGCAAGTCTTGATTGTTCTTCTGGGTCACCTCCAGTCCATTTCTCATGACGAGTCTTTACAGATTCGTACAAGAGATATAAATCGCTTATACCAAACTGAAGTTCAATATAAGGAAGATCTTCATCAAATTCTTCATCCTGATAAATCCAATCTTCATCCATTAGAAACCTGCCTGAAACTTTTGCCACTCAATAGCGTTTTTGATTTGATATGTTCTATTTGCGATTGTTTTGATTACTTCTTCCAAAAATTTTAATTGGACATCGTAATACCTAATCTTCAAATCAATTGTATTTAACTTCTCATCAGCGTCTAGATGCCTCTGTATGGCGTCTTTCTCCCGAACCTTATAATCAAACGGTTCTTTCTCGTAAACCTCTATAGGTGCCTTTCCTGTGTAGTAGTTGTACCTTTCAAGTTTTATTTTCTTATAAGAATCTCTTGCTTTTTCTCTAAGTAAAGTGAGAGTATTGTAAATTGTGTAATATTTTGAATGTAGTTGTGGAATTTTTAGAGACTCATCATGTAAATTATCAGGATCAATGACAGCATCTTTCTGCCACATCTCCTGAATTTTGTCAAGGTCCATCATAAGCGAGTTCTGTTGTCTTGATCAAGGATATTATATACAGTATACTTGAAAGTTGCTTCTGCTGTAAAGTATTGAATATCTGTTGCTTTTGTATCAAACTCAAGAGATGTCAATGCTACTGGAAATAAATCTTTAAACTTGACGATTGCATTTACGCGATAGTTGCTGTTCAAAATATTTAAAGAACCATCACTAAATTGTTCTTGTAAATCTTGAATACCATCTTCATTAATAATAAAATCTTTAAAATCTTGGGTTGTTTCTGGAAATCCAAGACCAGTTAACCAATTGTGGATTGCCATATAGTTTGACATATCCTCATCAACCAAAAATCTTAAAGTAAGATCTCCGTAAGTTAATTTTTCTCCAGGTACATCAATATCTTTTAGATATGATGGTTGTTTTGCAACACCTAAACTGATTTCAGGTATCCTCGCACTAGTGCAAAAGAAAGAAACCTTTGGTTCCTTTGCAAGACTAAAATTAAAACCAACTGGAGATAGAAAATTCCTGTTGCTTATATCGTCAGCAAAATTGCAACTCATGGGGTATCAGTGTCTAATGTTCCAAACTTCTTCGAACTTCCTTGCTTCCCAGATCTAATCTGCTTTAATCCTCTAGTTCTCAAATTTCTAATAATGTTTCTTGCCATATCACTTTTTGATAAAGCACTCAAACCACTAGAGAGTGGTCCACCAAGACCTGCCTTAACAGCAAGTCCGGTAGCAGCTAATCCTGCCACATCACTAACTGGGGATTGAGTCTTTCCACCCTTTTTCATATCTGCTCGTACTCCTGGAGGAAGACTTGCAGCATATGATATGGCATTTTCTTGAAATTCTTTGAAAGATCTCATACGAAGTTTTATTTATATTTAGACAAAAAAAGGGAGGTCCGAAGACCCCCCGAAAAGATATGTGAACCAGGATCACATAAGGTTTTGAACTTTAACGCGACGATAGTAGCGGTTGGTGTTCTGAGTAAGAGCACCGGCACCAACGTTCGTTCCTTCTGCGAATGGGTTAGCGACCATGCCGTAGCGGGTCTTGAATCCAATCTTGGGTTGGAAGGTGTCCTGACCAACGGCACGAACCATTTGGAGGGGAACGTATGGGCAGTAGAAGAGACCAGCGTCATATGGGGAGGAACCCTTGTAACCAGCAACGTAGTACTGATCAGCGGCACCATTAGCACCATATGGGTCAATGTAGACGCGATACTTACCAGCAAGAACACCAGCGAAGGTGTTACCGGTGTCATCAACGTTCAGGTTAGCGTTCAGGGCAGGGGTGTAATCAAGTACACCAGCCATGGTCAGAGCGGAAGCAACGTCAGCAGAGCACATGATCATGTTGCCCTTTCCTCTACGAGTGCGCTGTGCAATTGCGTTAGCGTCACGCTCGATTTGGAAGATCAGACCCTTGAACTTCTCAACACTCCAACGACCGTTGGAATCAACGTCAAGGTCAAAAGCACCAGCAGTTGCAGTGTTGACGGTAGCGCCTTGCTCAGCAACACGATAGATGGTTCTGATGACTTCGCGGTTGATCTCAGCAAGAATTTCAGTGCTGAGGATGTTGGCGAGTTCTGCTTCAGCGTTCAGACCGTGAATTGCCTTGAGGTCCTGAGCCAACTCCAAGGAGTACTCAGCTTTCAGTGCACGGGACTTAGCTGTAACGGTAACCTTTTCAATCGAGAATGCCATCTCGTTGAAAGCGCCGATGCCATCGCCAAGGTTCTCAGCATCGGTAGTGGCAAGACCCTGACCTACAGAATAGGTGCTTCCAGTGATACCGGAAGTTGGGTTCAGAGCGGCAGGGTTAGAACCAGTTTGACCAGTGGTACCCATACCAACGCTACCAGCGGTGAATCCGGCGGTGCGGTTGAAGTTGGAGTCTTGTCCAGAGAATGCGGTATATGCCTCGTCGAACAGAGCTTCTGCTCCGTCTTGAGTCTTGTAGCGGGAACGCATTGCAAAGATCAGTCCAGTAGGACCGGTCATTGGCTGAACGCCAGCGAGGTCATAAGCGACCAGGTTAGGCATGGAGCGTCTGATCAAGGAGATCAGAACAGGGTCAAAACCAGCAACGGTTTGACCACCAGCGGAAGTATAACCACCGGCACCAACAGAGTTGGTTGGGGATTCCGAGAGGAAGTCTCTTTCCTCACGAAGAGCGATTTCTTGGTTTTCCAGGAGTTGAGCGGTTACTGCTCTACGATGATTGTCTTTGATGGAATCAAGACCTTCGTAGTCAAGAAGGGGTGCCCACTTCTCCTGCAGCACCTCGTTAGAAGGCATTTGCATTTGAATTTTACCTCGTGTTTAAAAAGTTAGTTTGAACTATGATCTAAAAATCACTTTTTAGAGACTCTACCAAGAGTCTGCATGTAGGATTCCATGAGTGGAGTAACAGATTGTTGCTCAACTACGGTTCCCTCAGAGATGGTCTCAGTATGATCTCTTTGAGTGCTAGTTTGCTCTGGGAAATAAGACTTTCTCAGAACTACAAGCTTCTCACGATAGTCTGCTTCACTTTCAAACTCAACATTTTCAGCGAGAGAAGCGAACTTTTCTTTCTGCGAAAGGGCAAGACCCTCAGCGACTTCTGCGAAAATTACGTCAGAAGTAGATTCAGCTAATCTACGATTCAGAGCAATATTGCGGTCAATTTGCTCGTTGAGTTTATTCTCCATTTCATCAAGTTTATCTACCATGCTCTCGAGTACATCATATTTATCTTCAGGGATGGTTACATAATGTTCTTCAAAAAGGGTCTTCATACCCTCAAGGAAAGATTCGGTCATTTCGGTCTTGAGACCTTGCTCTACGGCAAGTGCATTCTCTTGAATCCACTCATCGGCAACATACTCAAGATAACCGTCAATACGATCTTCCAGAGATTCTTTGATTGTTTGAACTTCTTCTATGAGTGCTTGCTCGTAAGCAGCCTCAAGATTTTCTTTGATCTCAGAAACCTTAGTCTTAATAGCAGCTTCAAAAATGGTGCGTGCTTTTTCTTGGAATTCTTCGGAAAGTTCTTCACCTTCAAGGAGAGCCTGAACATCGGTTTCGATGTCAATTTCTTCCTCAATGGTTTCTTCCTGTTCTTCAGTCTCTTCAACAACCTCTTCTTCGGTGGTTTCAGATACTTCGGATACTACTTCTTCCTCAGTGGCTTCCTCTTCAGAGACAACCTCTTGATCTTCACCAACTTCTACTTCTTCAGCAGGAGCTGCCTTGGCATTAACTACATCCTTAACTTGCTTAAGGGTAGCGCCAGGGGTGGCAATCTTGTTAGATTCGTCGTCTGGTCTTGAGTTCTCAGGAGTAGGACCCCCAAGATCTTCGTAAGGAACGCCGCCAGCTTGCATTGGTTCAGCTGGTGCAGCGTCTTTGGTTACTGCGTTTTCCATTTCCTGTAAGTTGCTATCAGCGGACATTTTTATTGATTAAATTTGTTATAATCTATATTTATTTATAAATCAAAGATTTGATAAGAAATCATTGAAGAGATTGAGTTTGTGCTCTTCAAGTGCTCTTTGATCTACAAGAGTATTAATTCTCTTTTGAGTTTTTTCTGCGAGTTGTTCACGAAGAATTCCTCCTTCCCAAACCCACTCTTTTCCTTCCATAATTCCCTGAACAAAAGCATCAGGTGCAGAAGGATCAGCGACGATATCGGCAGCAGTTGCCAACATGAAATCTTCGCCAACAACTTTAGCGCCAGTACGATCTTCTCTCAAAGATCCAACACCACGAGAAGAAACACCAAGCATAACACCTTCATCAAGAAGAGAAGATGCGATTTTACCCATAGGTGTATTCAAAATACATGCTTTACCTTTAAAATTATTACCTTCTTGTACCAAAGAAGTAATCTTATGAGAAACGCGATCAAGATTTACTGTAGGTCCGTCAGGATGTCCCAGTTCTCCAAGAGCACGTCCTTTCTGAATAAAGTTTTCGTTATAACGATTTACTTCATTAGCAAGAGTTTGTACTGGATACATTCTTCCATTACGATTCTTGATTCCACCTTGAAGAAATACCCCTTCAATATATAACTTTTTGTTAGATCCTTTACCTTCGGTAATAATCTTTACGTTTGAAATTTCTTCTGTGATGAGTTTCATTTTTCTTAGTTTGTAAATGCTATCTGAGATCCGAATACTGTACCAGCACTAATTGGACCACCTGCTGCCAGTTCTACCACAATATTTGAACCAATTTCTTTCTCAACAGAGAGTCTTTCTCCACCTGCCATATGAATTTCATAAGATGCAGTTCCTGCAATAATTACTTTTATTGCAGCGGCATTTGTATTAATGATTGATACCAATCTTGCAGAATCTAAATCAGCAGATGCACTAAAAAGATCTTTACCAAGACTCGCTGGTTTTACAGTCATTCTTCTGTTTCCTCTTCTTCGGGGTCATTAAAAATTAGATTTGCAGCCACAGTTGGTTTTGCAGCATCAATTCTTTCTGCAGCTTTTGCATACAACAAATTTTTGATTGCATCACTAACCTCAGACGCAGAAGAATCTTGTGCAATCAGACTTACAATACTATCTTCCATAAAAAATAATGATGTATATCTTTTATTTATATCTCTGCGGTTTTTCCGTCTACTTCAGTAGTTTCTCCTTGCTTTTCTAAGTCAGGTTCTTTCGGAGTAGTTCCAACGCTCATGGGATCTGCAATTGGTTGTCCTGTGATAGGATCAATTGTCGCTGGATCTGGAAGAATTCCCTTTGAAATTTCGTCTTCAATCTGAGCATCAATTTCAATAATTTCTTGATCAGTTTGGCGAAGAATTTTTTTCCTTACATATTCGGTAGAATAAAACTTACCAATATAAGGTTCAATAGTTGCAAGATTAGTCAGTCTGCTCTGAATCATCTCAGATTCTTTGAGTTCAGAAAACTGATTGTCATATAAGAAATCATACTGAATATGATCACTCATTTCTTCCCAATCTTGAAGAGTAATGACATTTTTCAAGATTAATTGGGTCTTGAGCATGTCATTGAACATCTGAGAAAAACGCTTTCTCAAACGACCAACAAACTTGGCAAATTTGAGTTCATCTCTCAAAATCTCAGAAGAGCGACCAAGATTAAAACCACCATCAGCAGCAATTCTTGATTCTGGAACTCCGAGTGCTCTATACAGTTTCTTTTGGAAATACTCAATGTCGGAAAGTTCGCCAAGATTTTGACCACCAGGGAGTGTAGTGATTTCAGTACCACGACCACCTTCTCTTCTTGGAAGCCAGAAATCTTCCATCATGGACATGAACTTACGGTCATCACGGACTTCACCCGTATTTGCATCGTAAGCAAGTTTATTTCTGTAGCGAGACATAACCTCTTTGAGGTATTGCTCTGCTTTTACTTTAGGAAGATTTCCAACATCGATATAGAAAATTCTTCTTTCTGGTGCTCTACTTAAACGATAGATAACCAAAGAATCCTCAATCATTCTCAGTTGATTGAGTGCCTTGATTGCTTTATGCAGATATGAAAGAACAGTTCCCTTGTTTCTATCTACAAGACCAGAACTACAATAAGCAATAGAATCTTTGGCAATTTTTACAGAGTCTTTTTTGCC